TTATAAGCGTCAATGGCCTTATCTAAAGCTGAACGGTCTTTTGGTGTATGTGTTTCATCAAGTTCTACTGTAAGCAAATCTCTCATTACACTTTCACTTACTTTGATATCAGGAAACTTCTTGTGTACAGCTCGGCGCACCGTAGCCTTTTCAGCTTCAGAACCATGTTGTGAAACTCTGGCTAATGCATTGCGAGCGTGTGACTCATCAGGAATTGGATACGAACCTCCTTGTTTACCTTCAGGTCCAGATCCCTTACCCGGAAGTGCAAAGGCTCCCTTAGGAAGATTCTGTCTTTCTTTGTATGAAAGTTTATCTTCATCAATCTCTGTTCCTTGTGGTTGATACTCAGCAGTTGTCATTTGTCCTGCCTTAGTTCCAGCCTTTCTAGTTGACCAACCAGGAGCTGGCATTAGATTCTTATCTTTATCCATACGTTTTGATCTTGGTGCCTGTTTAGGTGGTACAGTAGTCCCTGCCAATTTCCTACCAACAGTAATCCCAGTCATACTTGTTTCATCCATCTCTACTTCTTCTTTAGCTGGAACCTTAGCTGTACCAGCCAACTTTTTAATTGCCGTTTCCCTACCTTTACGTCTTTTCATTAAAGTTCCTACGTGCGTATCAACATCCTGCCGTGTTTGGCCACCCGGCCTGTCTGTCGATCTTTGCAAAGCCATACCAGCATCGGTCGATGAGTCTGCTGACTTCTGTATATAAGAACCAACTGTCCTTTTCTTTAGTTCATTAACTGTTGCCGCAATCAACGGATTCATTTCTTCACCGTGCATACCAGTGTGACCCTTCTTGTGTTTCCAATCGGGATCATCTTTGTCTATTTCGCCACGTTCTTTCTTGGCATACTTCTTTTCTTTATCACCTTTACCTTTCTTACCGTGTTCTGTATCCCAATCGGCATCACGACTTGCATCTTTAGATTTATCGTATGCACTAATGGCATCAACAGTTCGGCGACTATCTTTTTCATTCATTTCTACTTCTTCATCTACTTTAATGTTAGGATATTTTCTTCGGACAGCAGCTTTAACTTTAGCTTTCTGTGCAGGTGTTCCATGTTGTGCAACTCTGGCCAGTGCATTACGAGCATGAGATTCATCCTGAATAGGATAACTCCTTTCATCTGGAAAAACAAAATCACTTGCTGATAAGTTATCTCTGGCTCTAGTCGAAAGTTCCTTTTCCACCATTGAGATTAAATCTTTTGATGTTTCGGTCATTTCTATTTCTTCCTCTACTTCTCCTTCTTCGTCCCCTTTAAGGCGAGCTCGCAAAGATTTCTTATGCTCTGCTGGAGTAATTCTTTCTATTGATTGTATAGTATCAGGCTTCTTTAACATTCGCCGCAAACTAGATTTGACTGCACCAGCACTCTTTGCATCTATAAAAACTGCTGGCATACCTTCAATCTTTACTTTCCATTTTATAGCTTCATCTATATCTTTCTTCTCCCATTCTTCATGGGATTCTTCAGGATGGACTTCATCACATACATGATCTTCTTTCTTATAAAGAGCCTTTGCACCTTTCTTACCTTTACCCTGAGGAGCTAAGGAATAATCTTCTTCCTTTTCTTCTTCATCTTTTGTTTGACAACATGTACCTGATTTTTCTTTTTCTTTAGTATGCATATTGCAACATTTTGTTTCGTCTATTGACATGTTTCACATTCCTTCGAGTCATCAACAGTGACTCCTTTTGAATCACATTTACACATCTGACACGGACATATACCTAGCATATCAGAATGGTTTAACACAGAACAGTGGCATAGACAATTACAACTTTTACACCTAATCATTTAGGTTCCTTCCAATTAACTTTTATATCTGTAGATGAATCGGGTGGTAACACAACTGCAGGATTAACTTTTTCTCGTTTTTTCATACGTTTAACATAAGCTTTATAATCAGGTCTTTCAAAATCATATTTAGTCCAAAGTGCTAATGCATCTTTACCTATTTTACCATCAATAGGACATGGAGTTCCTGCCTGAATCATACTTTCAAAAACTCTTTCATCTTGGCATAACATAGCAACTGCTGCAACTTTCATACCAAAGTCGTTTAAAATTCGAGCCAGTTTAAGTCGCTCACAATTTTTGTCAATAAAATGTTTTCCACCTGATACACCAATACCAAATGTTTGTAATCCTGCGGATGCGCCCACAGCGCATACATCTTGTGTCATGGAGTTATAGGAAGGTGCTCCTGCCGTTGGTGGAGCTGATCTTATATTAGAAGTTGTTGAATTTGTTGTTGTGGAAGTTGATTCACTTCCAGATTGATAAGTCGTGCTAGATTCATATCCACCTTCAATAGCCGTGTTGCTTCCTGAAACGTTACTTTGGGTTGATCCAGCGATTGTTTTTGTTGAAAAAAATAATACAGTTAAAAAAACAAGTAGGAATCTTATTGACATGATTCACAATCTCCAGTGTCATCAATAACTTCTTCGCTACCGCAACTACAAGCTGTACATGAACAAACTCCGTACATATCACTATGTTCTTCTATTCCACAATGACAAGTACAATTACAATTTTTACACTTCTTCATTTTTTTTTCTCAATGTTGTAGAAGTACCTATCGGTATCTTCTGTTTTCCATTTACCTGTGTCTTCTACATTCCAATCTGAAGTTTGAACCTTCCAATCTGGTACTTCGTCTTTCACTGTGAACGAAGGTATATCCCAAAGGATACGATTGTTAGGTTGTGCTGCATAATTTCAATCCTCTAGAGCAAGAATGTGTGCGCATTTATGTTCATGCGGAATTTCTGAATGATCAGTGTCTACTATATTACTCTCTGGGTGCGCCCAGTCAACTGTAAAAAGATATGCACCTGGATGTTTTTTCTTATCTTTTCCAAAAACTTTCCAGACTGTCCGTCTAAGATATCAAAAGAAGTAACGCTAGGATAGTAACTAAAGCAATTCCACAGCTCCAGCTCGTCAAGTCTATATCCAGGAACTTCTTTTGCGTCATAATCTCTTTGAATGAACGCAGAGATGGGCAGACGATAGAATACAGCACCGTTTTCCATAATTGCATGAAAGAGTACAGGACGCCCTGTAATCGATGCCAGGCCAAAGATAATGCAGTCTTCGACTTCTCCATGATGTTCTTTAAGATCATAGAGATATTCTCTCCTGATCTGTGAATAAAGCACAGGAATGTTCGCATTCAAATAGGCCATCGGTCATATATTTCCTAGTTTACTAAAAAATATATGGCAATGATTACTACCACTACAGCGGCAGATATCTTTGGATTAGCTTTCGCCAATGTCCAAACTTGTTTTACTTTTTCCATAATTATCTCCTTAATGTATGTCTCCCCAGTTTTTACCGGATTCATAGTCTACCTTGTTAGGTATCTCCAAGTCAACCGCGGATTCCATAATTTCAGTTATTTGTTTTGCTTGTTTATCACTTTCTACAGAAATATCTAGTTCATCATGTATTTGTATATGGGGTATAATCCCCTCTTTATATAGTTCTAACATAGATTTTTTAGTCATATCTGCAGCGGATCCTTGAATTAATTTATTCAAAGCTTTGTAAGTGTATGCTCTTCTTATACTTGGTCCATGTTCTTGAACTGCTTCCTTGAAAGGTAGGGCCTTATGCATACCAAAACTATTTGGTTCCCATAAGTGAAATCTACAAAGTCGACCTAGTAAAGTTCTAATTTGTCCATGTTGTTGTGCTCTATTAGAAACACTTTTCATAAGTGTTTTAACAAATGGGACTCGGGCGTGGTAAATAGAAAAAAGTTCTTCCGCTTTTTCTTTTGATACTCCAAGTTCAGCCTGAAGTTTTGCTTTACCCATTCCATAAAATAATCCTAGATTAATTACTTTAGCTTGTGGTCTAGGGATGTCTGCCATCTTAGCAACAATCGTATGGAAGTCTGCGTCGCCTTCATTGTAAGCATTTTTAACATTAAAGACGCTTGCGTCTTGATCTAGGGATGCATAGTGAACTACTAATCTGGGTTCTTGTTGATTGTAGTCAAAACATCCCCACTCGCAATCTGATTCTGGAACAAAAAGGGATCGAATCAAAGGACCTAAGTCTTTATTACGAGCGGGAATCTGTTGTAAATTTGGATTTGAATATGAAAATCTTCCGGTAACGGTTCCTCCGTTGTCGGATCTAATTTGATTTATACCTGCATGAATTCTATCTCAGTGCTGATATCTAATAATTGTATCAATAAAAGTAGTGTGTGCCTTGTTTAGTTCTCTTGCTTCTGCTATCGTCCGAACCAAAGGATGTTCATGAGAAGAAAGAAAATTTTTGGTGAATGATGGTGCATTGGTTTTTACAGTTCTTTCATAAGGTAGTTTTAGTTTATCAAAAATTGTGGCAATCGATCTTGCAGCCCATATTTGGGCATCTATTTGTGTTTCTTTTTTTATTTCTTGCAGCAATGTTGTTTCTTGTGCAAGTAATTTTTGTTTTAGCTTATGCGCATTGTCCACGTCGACACGGACGCCTTTAAATCGCATATCTACTAGACAAGGAAAGAGTTGAGTTTCTAGATCAAATATCTCTGTTAAATTTTCTTTTTTAATTTCAGTTGATAATCGTTTAAATAAATTTAATGTTAAATAAGCATCTTTTTCTGCATATTCACCTACGTATATTGCTGGTAATTTATATAATTCTGCTTTAGCATCTATGCCCCAGTTTTTAGCTATTTCAAATAATGTTGCTTCGCTTTTTCTTTCTCCTAAATATTCCCAACTTAATGCATTTAATGTGTAACGCATCCTGTTTTCATCGACCAAAGAAGCCATAACCATCGTATCCACGATATGTCCATTGACTTTTATTCCATAAGAACGAAGCCAACAGATATCATACATGGCATTATGAAATATTTTAGTTGCTTCAGTGGCACAAACATCAGATATCCAATTTAAAATTTTTTTCTTATCTAAATTACCGCCACCTTCATGTCCAAAAGGATAGTATTTACACCAACCATCTACTGCTACGGCAACTCCAATAATTTCTCCGTTACCTATGACAGCGCCAGATCCTTTTGATTTTAGATCTGGATCTCTTGTTTCTAAGTCTATTGCTATGAGTTTATATCCACTTAAATCGGGAAAATTGTCAGGAGCAATCCATTCTGTTTGAGCTTCAAACATTTAGTTATGTGGACATCTTTCACGCTTCCACTTCTTATAACCTTCTACCCATGATTCTTGTTTCTTTTTTTCTTCTCCATAATCTCTTTCAATAATCATATCAATATAATGTTTTGCTTTCTCCAAATCTTGTACTTCTCCTTTAGCTGCGTGTCTGCAAATATATTTAATAGCATTTCCTTCTGCGAATTGCAATTTGTTCTTATTTATAAACTCACTTGGCTGAATTTTCATTTTGCGATAGTGTGTTCCGCCAATTTGTTTGTCGTATGTCTTCATATTATAAATGCTTTTTCAGCGCGCTTTGGTTCTATAATATGTAAATTTTCTTTTGTACGTGTTGCACCTACATAAAATAATCTATTTTCATCATCAGGATTTTTGTGGTATGATTCTAAAGTAGTTTTAGTAAGATCAGTTAACAATACTACATTCTGACATTCCCCTCCTTTAGCTGCATGAATGGTCGAGAGCTCTATTCTTGGTTTTTTATTTAACTGTTCTCCTTTCTTTCTCATTTTTCTTAAATAGTTTATTCGTTTTGAGCCTGCATCATCGAAGGCTTCAAACCAAACTTCTTTAGTTTTTAATCCGAAGTCTTTAGTTAGTTGATCTATTCCATAAAAGGATCCTTTAGTCATCCCCTGTATCAATTTTTATCGCGGTGGTCAGAAGACATATATCCATAAATTTTTTCTATTTGTTTATAAGATAATAGTTGTCCT